ATCTCAAGAATACTAGCAAACGCTTCTAGATCGCCTGAAGCTGCTCCACCTTGTAGTTGAATGTAATCCCCTGCTTCGAGAACTAATTTAGAAGTACCTGCAAGCTCTAATGTAGAATCAGCAGGAACTGTAATTGTATAAGCTATTCTTGAATTGGTTGTTGTATCGCTATCAATAACATCTGCTGTAATTGTATCGTCATTTGTACCATCTATATTTGTAATTCTTAACGTCAAAACTATTGCTGTTGTTGAAGCAGGACAAGTATATACAGTAGCTGCAGAGCTTGTAATATCCTGATATGCGTTTTTAAATGTTTCTGCCATTTGCTTTCCTAACTAAGTGCGACTACTAATCCTAGACTTGCACCAGAAGAACCAGTACTTGTATTCATAGTGTCCCAACCACTTCCATTATACACCTCAACCTTACTTGTATCAGCGTTAAAGATCATCTCTCCTGCAGATAAACTAGTAAGAGCATCTCTTTCAGATACTGTGTATGACTTAAGTCCTACAGGTACAGTAAAATCTACACTGGCTCCTGTAGTTCTTGGTCTTATTTCATTTACTTTTAATATTGACATTTATTCTCCTTAAGGTTTAGGGTTGTTGTCTTTTACTGCTTTTAATGTTGTATAGAAATCTCCTGTTTTATCAAGAGTGTTATTATCTATATCTTTAAAAAGCAAATCTAACTGTTCTTCTAAACTTGGGTATTCTGATTTTCTTCCCATAATTGCTTCGCTGTACTCATAGGAATTGTTAGTTCTATTGTTATAAGAAATTATCATAGCTTCTAATTTTTTCTCAATTTCTATTTCAGTAGGATTATATCCTTCTGGAAACAAAGCGAGTGCATCTTCTCTAGTAGGCATTATATTGTAAATTTCTGTGACCAATAATTATTATAATTATTTGTTATTTGTGTTGAGGTTAGTGCTGCATTCCATACAGCAATTCCATAAATTTTTCCTCCAAAACTCATATCTGCTCTATTTGGTTTCCAACCACCTACAGTCATAGGATTATTAGTAAGTCCAGAAAAAGTACCTGTACCATAATTTGTAAGAGTTTGACTTGTTGTGTTTATGTAAATAGAAGAGTTAGAAGCAACAATCACATCTGCTAATGTTGGCAAAACCCAAGTAACTACTAACTTAGTATTCTGAGAATGTGCAGGAGCTTCAAATCCTTGAGGAGACCAAATATCTGTACCAAATTGACCATCTAAAGAAACAAAGGCTGTACCAATATCTTGAGTATCATAAGTTTGTCCCAATACAGCATTAAAAGCACTTGTACTTTCCTCTGAAACTAATGCAGAAACTGTTAGAGCTTGTGAAGTTCCACTAACTCCACTATTACTATTACTAATTAAATATTCGCTAGCATCATCAAAATCAAAGTTACTATCTCCATTTCCATCAGTATTCCAAGTTGGACTTCCTGTTACAGTAAAGTTAAAACCATTTCCACTTAAGTCATTTACTGCTGTACCTGTGCCACTATAACAAGAAGAATCATTGAAATTAAGTTCAAATAGTAAATCGCTAAATCCTTCTAGTTGTGAGATATTATCAACTTTTTGATTAAATTTTACAAAGGGTGTTCCTGCATTAACAAATGTAAAAACTAAAACATCTACTGTCGAGTATGTTGTTGACATAGTAAAGTCTAATGAACTTATTGTTCGAGCTAAAACCTCAGAGCCACCATTAACTGTTACTTTTTTTAAACTTACAGTTTTAGCTGATGATGCGTGTTGTGTAATGTGTAAAGTAAATTCTACTTGTCCAGAAGATGGTACATTTGTAAAGTCAATATCAGTTATATTTTCTGTAAGAGTTATTGTTCCTGATTTGCCACTATTCATATTAATAGAAAGCACTCCAGAGCTAGAAGTTAAAGTTTGTATTGTCTGCTTTAGACCATCTATAGCTACACCTGCACCTAATGTGTTTTCGCTTACTGTATCTACTTTTATTTCACTAGCCATTATGTACCATACCCATAAAGTAAGAAATCTCCTGACATTGTTCCTGTTGAAACATAAAGTCTAAATCCTGTACAAGATTCTTCACTATCGTGAGAAAGACTTGTTTGTAGTTGACCACCATCTTTCCAAGTACCTTGCATAAAACCTGTAGTTTTTTTAGTTGAAACAAATGGATTATAGAGTTCCATATTGAAACCATAATCACTATTAGCAGCAGTACCATTAGTTAATGTTATATATGATTGCCCTGCACCACTTGTTCCCATAGAATATGAAGTTTGTGATGTTGTTAAGTAAGTATATTTTGAATCATAGTTTGCAGTAATATCACTTCCAGAGGCACCACCATTTCTGAATACCATTCTAAAATCTGCTGTAGTGCTTGGCTCGTATGTAAAAACTAATTTATAAAACAAGTAAGAAGAGGTAAACACATTATCAAATACTACTTCGCCAACACCACTTACACCTGTAGAACTAGAAACCAAACCTATTGGGCTAGCAGATAATGTTGAAACATCTTTGCCATCAACTTGACCATCTTTAATTAATACACCATCTATGGTTACACCATTAGCAGCAGTTTGTTCGTTTATTGTATCTACATTAAGTTCTGACATTATTCTGTTCCTTCTTTTTTAAAGTAATTTTCAGAATCGTATGGACTGTCTACAATATCTGTTAATGACTTCTCTATCATATTATAATCTATATCTCCTGTTTGCCATTCTACATAATCATTATCGTGTGTTGCTTTATGTAAATCTTTTATCATACTACCACAAGTGTTCCTGCTACATCTACTGTACCTTCTATATCTAAAGGTCCTGCAGCAACTGTTCCTGTATTAGCACTTATTGAAAAGCTTTCTCCTGAAGCAAGTGTTGTTCTATGAATAAAGAAACCACCGCCTGCTGACATTGTGGCATTATTGTCAATAATCATTCTTTCAGTGCCACCTGTGTCAATTCTTACTTTGTCTTCGTCAGCACTTTCTTCTACGTGAACTCTTGTATCGCCATCAGCATCTTCTATATTTGTAGGTCTTTGAGGTACAAAGTTTGATCCATCATAAACTAAGCTATCACCTGTAGCAAGTCCTGTTGTGCTTGCATCAGTTAAATCATTAACACCTACAGATCCTCCTGAGTCTGCCCAACTAATTGTTCCAGATCCATTTGTAGTGAGTACTTGTCCGTTTGTTCCTGCACCACCATTTATTTTAAGTTTTGCAGATTTAATGTCAAAGACACCATCCGATTCAATTCTTACTCTTTCAGTTCCTGCAGTAAAAATTCTAATGTCATCAATATCAGAAGTTGTTTCTACCTGTATCTTTGTATCGTTATCATTATCTGAGAAAGCTGTAGCACTTGCACTTGTTGATGTAATTTGAATTGGATCAACAGTTCCGTCTGCGAGAGTTACTTCTACATCTGTTCCTGTTGCCCCAAGGTTTAAGAAGTCAATATCATCTTCAGTACCATCTTTAAGTGTAAAGTCTAATGCACCAGTTAATCCACCTGATGCTCCCCCACCAATATTTGATTTAGCAACTTTTTTATATACTCCAGCACTTGTGTCATATACAATAAGTAGGTCATCATCAGCAGGGGAGCTATCTGCAGTAAGACCTGTTGTGAAACTTGTCGCAAGACCAGTAGCTGTACCTTCAAAAGTTGCAGCTACGAATGTTTCAGAACCAACAGTCCACTTATCTGTACTTTCATCCCAAACAAGAGTCTTATTAGCATCATCGCCTCTCTCAATTTCAATACCACCATTCTCTGAAGCAGAGCCAGTTGCATTGGAATTTAGAGTAATTGTATTATCAGCTAAGTTGATTGTTTCTGTATTGACAGTAGTTTGAGTTCCGGAAACTGTTAAGTTACCACTAACTACTAAGTCGTTAAATGTTACATCGCTTGTTGTAGCTACAGCCTGTCCGATTGCTACTTCACCGGAACTTATTGTTACGCCAGTCCCTGCAGTTATGTGTGCTTGAACCTCAGAGGCACTAGGACCTGTATAGGTAATTACACCAGTACTTGAGTTATAAGCTAATGAACCATCGCCACCGCTATCTGTTACGCTAATAGAACCTCTAGATCTAGCATCTGTGTAGTAAAGATTTGTAGATCCCTCTCCTATATCATCTGTATCAGCAGTAAAGTTTATGAATGCAGAGCCATCATATTTTATTAATTGACCACTTGATGCAGAAGTAATAGTTGTGTCTGTCAAACCACTTAATGTAGCTGTAACATCTCCCGGTTCAAATCTTGAATTGCTTGAACTATAAACTAATGCTTGACCATTTGTAACTCCTGAAGTAGTTACATCACTTAAATCTCCTGCAGCTACAGTTCCAAAGTCTATATCAACTTCGTTATTACCTGTATCATCAGTAATTGTTATCTTTGCAGAACCTGCATTTAGTTTTTTAAACTGTAAGTCTTCTCCGACTTTACCATCAAAGATTCCTACACCTGCTGTACCAATGTTAGAGGCTGTATTTGTTTCTCCTGATCCTGATAGTCCAGAGACAGAAGATAAAGCAAAAGCTCCTGCAGAGTTATCCCAAGTCATAACTTTTTGATCTTCATTAGAACCCGGTGCTGAGAACCCAACATTTGCTAAGTCTTCTATATTAGCTAAAGCTATTCTTGCATCAGCTCTAGCATTTGTATAATAAAGATTTGTTCCTTCTGATAAATCTGCTGTATCAAATCCAGATAAAGATACAGTTGCATCAATAGCACCATCGTTGGCATCATCATAAGCAAAAGAAATACCCGTATGGGATCCATTTGTGACAATTTGAGCGCCTACTATATCTTGTACTTGTTCATTACTTAATGAAGCAGTATTAGCAATTGTTAATGTTCCTGCTGAGTCATCATAAGTGACTGATATATCAGTACCAGCAGTTATTAATGAAGCTACTTGATCATCTACTCTTTCATTAGTAAAATAAAGATTAGTTCCCTCAGATAAGTCTGAAGTTGAATGATTAGATATGTCTGATACAGTACCTGTAACATTTCCTGTAACATTTCCAGTTAAGTTACCTTCAAATGTTCCTGCCACAAATGTTTCAGAACCAACAGTCCATTTGTCAGTTGTTTCGTTCCAAATTAAAGTTTTGTTAGTGTCATTTCCACGCTCAATTTCTATACCACCATTTTCTGTAGCAGATCCGGTAGCATTAGAGTTTATAAGAATTACATTGTCTGCTAAAGCTATTGTTTCAGTATTTACGGTTGTAGTTGTTCCTGATACAGTAAAATCTCCTGATACAGTTAAATCGTTAAATGTTACATCTGAAGTTGTGGCTACTGCTTGACCTATACTAAATTCACCTGATGATAATGTAACACCAGTTCCACCAGTAAAATGAGCTCTTACTTCAGACGCACTAGGTCCTGTATATGTTACAACCCCTGTTCCAGAGTTATAAGCTAAAGATCCGTCACCACCAGAATCAGTTACTGATATCGCACTTCTTGCATCGCTATCAACATATTGAGTAATTGTTGTTGCTACTTCACCAGAACCAGATATAGTTATTCCAGTTCCACCAGATAAATGTGCTAATACTTCAGCTTGACTTGGACCGGTATAAGTGATTACACCAGTGCTTGAATTATAAGATAATGAACCATCTCCTCCACTGTCTGTAACAGATATAGCACTTCTAGCCCTTGCATTTGTGAAATAAAGGTTAGAACTACCTTCTGATAAAGCATCTGTATCACTGTCTGATAATGACAATCCTTGAACAGAAACGACACCATTTCCACCCATACCAGAATGATTTGTGCAGTAGTAGTAAAGAGTATCTGCTGTAGCAGCATTTACAACTATTTGAGTATATGCTCCTGCATTTCCCGGAGTTCCAGATGTAGTAACTTGAGTTGTATATTCACTACCACTATTATGTGTTCCGTCTTTTGTAGAAGATAATCTTATTGGGTGTCCACTGTTAGAGTTATCTCCTTGATCAAATCGGTAAACTGTTCCCGGAACTAACTGAATACTTGCTGATGTTTCTCCATCTAAGTGATATTTATTACCACCGACATTTGCTACTGTTACAGCAAACTCAACTATTGCACTTCCTTGTACATCAAGAACACCGCCACCCATTCCTGAGTGATTTTGACATTTGTAGAATAATCTATCTGCAGTAGCACCATCTACAACTATTTGAGTATAAGCGCCTGAAGAACCTGCAGTTCCATTTGTAGTAACACCTGTTGTGTAAGTAGTTCCATCTAAACTTTCAGATAATAAAAATGGATGACCTGAGTTAGAGCCGTCTGATTGATTAAATCTGTATGTAACTCCCGGTACAAGTTTTACACTTGCAGAAGCTTCTCCATCTAAAAAGTATTTATTACTTCCAGAAGCATTAGATACTGTTACTGCAAACTCTATTATTGCAGTATTGTCTTCAAAATTTATTGTCTTATTTGTTAAAGTATCTGTAGAACTTTCTGTAACTACTGTGCTATCAATAGATATTGCACCTGAAGAGAAATCAATACCTGTACCACCACTTAAGTAACTCTCTACTCTTGCATCTGTATAATATAAGTTTGTACCTTCAGATAAATCAGAAGTTGAATGATTTGAAATATCTGAAACTGTACCAGTGACATTTCCTGTCAAAGCTCCCTCGAAAGTCCCTGCAACAAATGTCTCTGAACCTATAGTCCACTTATCTGTAGTTTCATTCCATATAAAAGTCTTATTAGTATCGTTTCCTCTTTCAATTTCTATACCTGCATTTTCTGTAGGTGATCCTGTTACATTGTTATTAAGAACAATAATATTGTCATCTACAGTAAGTGTTTCTGTACTTATGGTTGTTGTAGAACCTTGTACTGTTAAGTTTCCAGTTAAAGTTAAGTTTGTAAATTGAGGGCTATCACTTGAAGCAATAGCCTGACCAATTGCTATTTCACCTGAGTTAAATGTTATACCAGTACCTGCTGATAAATGTGCTCTAACTTCAGAAGCAGAAGGACCTGTATATGTAAATATTCCTGTAGAGTTATCGTAAGATAAGCTACCGTCACCACCGCTATCTGTTACAGATACAGAAGTTCTAGCTCTAGCTTGTGTAAAGTATTGATTAGTAGAACCTTCAGAGAGACTGTCTGTATCGTGATTTGATAATGAGGATACAGTACCAGTAACATCTCCTGTTATGTCTCCTGTTACATTACCAGTAACATTACCAATTAAGTCAGCAGTTACTTGATTAAAAATTACATTGTTACCAGTTCCTATTGCTTGTGGTATTGATATTTCACCACTAGATATTGTTATACCTGTACCACCAGTAAAATGTGCTCTTACCTCACTAGCAGATGGACCAGTATACGTTACAACTCCTGTACCAGAGTTATAGCTTAAGCTACCATCTCCGCCTGCATCAGACGCTGATATAGCACCTCTTGCTCTACCATCTGTATAATATAAATTAGTAGAGCCTTCAGTTATATTGTCAGTATCAAACTCACTAAAATTTACATCTATTGTAAGAGTGTTTCCAGTATCATTGTAAGTTGTGGTTATACCAGTTCCACCAACAAATAAGTTTTGTATATTATCTTGTAGTGCTTCTACTACTTCTGTTAAGTCAGTAGTAAAACTAAGAGTTCCAGCAACGTCATCATAAGTAATGTCTATACCAGAAGTGCTAGATGCTGTAATTAAAGCTGCTACTTGATCGTCTATTCTTTCATTAAGGTCTGTTGTTATTTCAGATAAATCTGTAGTTATTGTAAATGTATTTGCGTTGTCATCATAAGCAACGGTTACACCGTCACCACCGACAACCATACCTGAACCTATTCTGTCATCTATTCTTTCATTTAAGTCAGAAGTGATTTCAGATAAGTCAACAGTAAATGAAAGTGTTCCAGAACTTTCTGATATATCAACTCCTGCACCTCCATCAAAAGTGACTGTGTCTCCAAGTGATATAGCACTTGTATTGCTACCATCAGTGACACTAAAAGAACTATTGGTAAAAGCACTATTAGGAATATTCGTAATAGTGTTTGAACTACCGCTAATTGTTTTGTTAGTAATCGTATCGGTAGAACTTTGCGTAAGTATTTCGTCATAAGATTGATTTTCTCCTAACACCCACCTGTTTGCTGACACATCGTAAAAAACTCTTGCATCATCTGTATCTGAGGTTTCAACAATAATACCTGCATCTACTTCTCCGTTGCCATTGTTGAGTTTTACGAAAGCATCGTCTACTGTGACGATAGTTGCTTGTGAATTAATAATTTCTGTCTGTATATCTAAGTTGCCAGTAACAGTTAGGTTGTCAAATGTTGGCGAGTTGGAAGTAGTCCAATCACTTCCGTCACCAACTATTATATAATTTGTTGTGGGCGTAAGCCCTGCAATAGTATCCAAATTAGCATCAAATGCTTGGACATTAGATCCTATTGCAAGACCTAAACTACTTCTTAATGTACTTCCACTTTCTAAAACAAAATTTGTACCATCACCAATTACTACGTATCCATCACTTGGAGTTAATCCAGCTATATCTGCAAGCTGTTGGTCATATGCTTGAACATCTGTTCCTATCGTTAAACCCAAAGATGTTCTAGCTGTTGCACCAGATTCTGCAACCCAATTAGTTCCATCAGAAACAATAAATTTACTATCTTCGTGTGTTAACGCGGCTATGGTTGTAAGATCAGAATCGTATGCTTGTACATTTGTACCTATAGACATACCTAGTGCAGTTCTAGCACCTGCTGCTGTAATTGCACCAGTACCACCTTTTGAAATTGCTATAAATTCAGTTGATTGATATTCAGAAAAACCTGTAATTGCACCATTACCATCTTTAATCGCTCTAATTGGGGTTTTAGCTGACATTATTCATCCATATCTATTTCTATATTGTTTGAAACTCCATTTTCATCAACAACTGACAAAAGTAAACTAGTTCCATCGCTCTTTGCTTGCATAGTAACATTTTCTACTGTGCCGCTTTCATTTGTCACTTGAACTACTCTAGTACTTGCACCAAACGTTACATTATTTAAAGTTTGGTTTATAAAATGATTATACAACCTAGCTCCTGTTGATATGCCATCTTCATCAGTAACTGGAACTTTTCCTGAGTAGGAATGAGTTTCTGGTATGTTAGCTTCAATGTTTAGTTTCTTTTGAGAAGTATCTGTAGTAACTGTTATTCTGTTTCTACCACTACCACCGTCAACTTCTAGTGTATCTGTTTCACTTGCAGCACTAACAGTAGATTGATTAGGTGCAGTAATACTAGTAAATGCATTCTGATTTGTTTCACCAGAAGAGGTACCAGTTATTGTTATTTGATCTGATGTAGGTGTTGTGTTTAAAGTTATACCAGAACCAGCTACAAGTGTTAAGGTATCTCCATCTGTATCAGCTATAACTGGTGTACCAGAAGAAGAACCACCAGAAGAAGTAACAGCAAAGTTTTTAAATGCATTAGCTGCAGATCCTGTATTCGCAATTTGAATTGTTTTAGTTGAAGTATCAGTAGTAATTTCTATACCAGAACCAGCAGCAAGAGTTACTTGTTCTGAAGTTCCTGTAGCTGATATTGTATTTTGACCACTAACCGCAAAACTACCTACTGCAAATTGTGTATAATCTACTGTTTGCCAATATAAGTTACCGTTACCATCAGTAGAAAGAACTTGTCCAGAAGAACCAGTAGTTTTACCAGAGCCTAATGACATTTTTGCTGTTAATAAGTTTAAAACACCATTGTGATCTAATTCAACGTGCGGAGTATTTACTGTACCAAAATATAAAGAATCATTTGTATTTTGAGTTCCTATAGCAAGACTGCCATCAGAAATAATTGTCTTACCATCAAGATATAATATATCTTGTGAAGATTCTACTTTTACTGTGTAGTCGGTTAATTGATAGCCTTCGAATGAATGCTCAAAATTAGCACTAGTTGCTATTTGAGCTGTATCGTTAGTATGTGTTGTTTGAGTCATTAGTCACTTTTTTTCATTCTATTGAAATCGTAGTTGCCACCTAATTCGTCAAATTCCTCTCTTAATTTATTTATTTCCAATATTGTTGATTTATAGTTGTATTCCCATTCTGGATGATTAGGATCTTCAACTATAGGTTCATCAAATGATAACTGATACAGAGATTGCTCTAACTCAGTTAACAGTTGATAAAGTATAGATATTTTAGCTTCTACAGTCAGTATTTTATACTTAAATGTGTTATCTTCTTCAGACATTATCCCTCCAATGTTTCTATTCTAGCAGTTAAGTCTGAAACTTGAGTGCTTAATTCTTGTACTGCTTTTGTTAACACAGGTATAAGTTCTACTGTTCTTAACCCATATTGTTCAACAGGTGTTTCTACTTCTACTAATTCTCCATCTTCATTTTCTTCATATTGAGTTTCGTAAGAAGCTTGTGTGTACATCGCCATATTTTGGTCAGAACTTTTATGAGTAATTAATTTTTCTTTTATATCTTGTGCAGAAAAACCTAAATGTGTTCTAACTCCATCATCTTTCCAAGTAAATTCAATAGGTGTTAAATCATTTATAAAATCTATACCTAAATCAGTATTAACAATATTTTCTTTTAGAGTTATATCAGAAGTTTGTATAGACGAGTTTGTAGCGTAAACATCATCCCATCTAGCAAAACTAGCACCTAAGTCAAAAGTGTTGTCTGGAGAAGGTCTTAGGTCATCGTAAGAAGTGTTTTGTGCAGTTGTTGAACGAAACTTACTAGAACCATTTGGTTTTATATCAATAAAAGAAGAAGCAAAATCTATAAGACTTGAACTATCTTCATCTCTTACTTGTGTTCCTTGTAAATAAGAATCTGCACTAATGTAACTGCCAGACCTTATAAATGAACCGAAAGTTCCAGATGATGTTGCTACAATTGCACCAGTAATTCCTAAGTTAGAGGCTGTTAAACTAGTAAACCCTGCTGAACCTGTAAAGTAACTAGCATCTATTGTTCCACCAGATATAGTATCTGCATTAATAGAAACAGCTGTTACTTTATTAAACTCAACACTATCAATTTTGTCATTAGTTACTGCATTACTTTGAATCTTGTTACTACTAATAGCATTATTTTCTATTTGATTTCCATTTAATGAGCCTGTAGTTATATTATCTGCATTTAAATTAGTAACAGTAATATTGCTGCCATTTATGGTTCCACCAGAAATTATGTCTGCGGATATACTTCCACCAGATATTTGGTCAGCAGAAATAGAACCAGTAAATGTACCGCCAACAGCAGAAAGTGTTCCTGAGAAAGTTCCTGTAGCAGCACTAAGTGCTCCTGAGAATGTACCACTTGCTCCAGTTATGTCTCCCCTAAAGTTACCATCATTGAACTCAACATCACCATTAGATTTAATTTGAAAGCCAGCTGAACCACTAGAAAAGTTACTAGATTCTATTGTTGAGTTTGTTCCTGAGTCTGTAGCTAATGTAATTGTTTTACCAGATATAGAACCAGAAGTAATTTTACCTGCTTCTAAAGTATCAATATTTGCATTTGTTACTTGAGCTGTTCCAATATGTGCAGTCGTAATGACTGCTGTTCCAATATGTGATGAATCAATTAAAGAATTAGCACCACCGCTATCAAAAACATCTGAAGGTTCTGATTCCCTACCAGATATATTTACTGCTGAAACTCTATAATAAACTGTATCGTTACTTGTAAGATTTAAAGAGTCTAGATTTATAGTTCCAACAACAGGAATGTTTAAATCAACGTTACCGTTACTAGCAGGTAACATACCTAAATAGTAAGTATCTCTATCTGAATCAGAAACTTTTTTATTTGTACTGTCGTAAGACAATGTAAATGAAGATGTTGCACCATAAACATTTAAATGTGAAATATCTCTATCTAAAGTAAAATTAACAGGCGAACTTATAACATTCCCATCGTTATCTTTTACTTGAGCAAGTTTGTGTTCTATCTGAGCTCTTAACAATCCATTAGCTAAACTGCCGAATGTATTTTCTGGTTTAGCAGGCTTATTAGGAGCAATACTTGATCTTGGTATTTGTATAGCTGCAACTTGAACAACATCAGAACTATGATTTTTTAAATCAAAAGCAAATAGTCTTACTGTATAAGTAAATCCTATATTTAAGTTTTCTATAACATATCGTGATTGTTCAAAATCTACAGAAGCAGATTGATAGTCAGATGTATCTAAAGCTACATCATTGCTGTCTAAAATACTATTGCCATCTCTATCGGAAACCATTCGCCATTGTATTAAGAAATGACTTCCGTCAAGTATGGTTGTACCATTTTTATTTTGAGGTTTTGTCCAGTCTAATTTTATAAATCCTTTTACGGCACCAGCACCATCTCTATATGTACCTACAGAATTATCAAAGCCAACTGTGCCATCGGATGGTTTAGTAGGTTGATCAGGAACAGTAAAGTCATCATTACTATCTACAGCTATAACAGAAGCTGCAGTAGAAAAGTCTGTTGATAATGTTTGCCCTACATCACCTATTTCTAAACTGATATCTCCTGTCTCAAAAATAATGTAATCTGTTAAATCTGTAATTACACCAGTAGAGCTGTTTCTATAATAAACACCCATACCATCTTGTACAGGGTAAGACATACCTACTACTCTTATTTTTTCTGGGTTGATAGTAGAACCTTGATATGTAACTTGATGGATACTTCTACTCTCTAAAGCTGCTTTAGATGAAGTATCTTCAAAACCAACTTCTGGGTCGTATATGAATATTTTGTCACCAACTTTAAAAGAACCAGAAATATCATAACCTTCAAGAGAAACATTAACTGTTTTTTTAAGTCTGTTGTATTCACTGAGTGCTTTATTAGCTCTTGCTTGAAAGTTTGACTCAGTTGCACTTGCATCTTTTACTACTTGTATTCTTTTTAAGTTTGCATCAAATAAATCTTTATACTCATTAACAGAAACTGTAGCTTCCGCCATAGAAACTTCTTTAGTTGCACCTGTAGGAATAAGCTCTACTTTAGTAACATATTCTTCTGCATCAAATCCTGTTGTAATTCCAGCAGGTATGAAACCTTCTATATTTGGATCTTCTCCCTGTCCTTGTCTAATAATGATTGCATCAGGATTATTAGTATGTCCGTTAAATAATACTTCCGGTCTACCAGCATAAATAAATCCTTCATTATCTACATAGAACTCGCAATCAAAATGTTCTGCTACATATTTTACAGCTCTATATGTTGACTCTAAATAATGATCTCCTGTGTAAGTCGTTGTTCCTGTTGTAGGATTAGTAATACTTCCTGATTTAGTTCTTACAGCTTGTTGAGCTGCTGTGTCACCAGTTCTTAATATTCCATAAGGTGTGCTGGTTGTTCTGTCTAAGACATCACTTAATGAATCAGCTGTATAGCTTCTTACAGCACCACTACCAGATGTTTCAGAAACAACTAAACCTCTAGAATCAGTATCTCCCAAGTAAACCATAGTTCCTTTACCACTTACTTGAAAAGAATCTAAATCGTATTGTAAATTTTGTACTACTCCTACATATCTTGCAGTTTTAATCATATCTTGATTAGATATAGTATTTTCATCTACACGAGTACTATGAATTAATATTTGTCCCCAAGGGTCAATAGAATTTATTATAGAGTTTGGTGTTGTTGTTGCATTGAGCTGTACTGTAAAAGTACCTGATGCCATAACCTTTTCTTGAACACTCACGACTTAACTACTCTAACTGTTTCAAATATAGAATCTATATATTGATCTCTTATACTATCTGATGTATTAGCACCAGACGCAGTACCTATTTCACCTCCAATGAAACCTTTGACTGCTGTTGAACCTGATACAGATATTCCTAGATTTGATGTATCAGCTGTATAAGTCGAAGGTGTACCAATAATATATTTATTACCTTGTCCATCTGATGAAGTAGCTTTTATATAACCAGTATCATTAGTACCTGCTAAAGAAGTAACAGCTTTTACGTTTAACTGTTGTACTTGCCATTGAGAAGCAACAAACTCTAAATGTCTAGCTCCTCTTTTCATAGTTATATCAAAAACTAATCGTCCATCTTTGTTAGTAGCATCGTAGTGTGTTGTAAGCCTTATAGTAGCTATCTGAGGCTCATTTTTTAATATTTGGATAGATTGCCAGCTCTGCCATTCAGTTTCGCTTCCTGTTGCAGATATAGCCCAAGTTTGTGCCGATGTATAGTCATCAGAGTCGGGATCATATAAATGTGTAGTAAATCTACATTGAGATGTATTGTCGCCAAGAACTGTTAATTTAATTAAACCATTTTCTACAATCGCATCAGTAGGTTTATTATCAGAGTCTCTACCGGCTCTAAGTCTTAACTGATCGTGATAATCTTTTATTTTTATTTCAACAGCACCTTCATAATAATTCTCTGGATCAACATTGTAAGTTGCGTTACTATCTCTTAAATTACCACCAGTTTTTATAATTGTTGATTGGTTTTGCAATTGTTCCCTAGATGTATTTGTTAATGTGCCAGTGTGATAGTAAGTATAATGTTGTCTTGGGGGAGAATGCATTTGATTTGTTGTACTTGTTATAGAGTGACTATTTTCAATTAGAGCACCAGAAAAATGACTTTCTAAATTAACTTCTCCGGGTTTACCTAACCACAGCAAGTCTATGTTGTAATCTATACCTCCAATAGAGTATCTACTTATATCTATAGAAGAACTTTCAACGTAACAATAACCTTTTAATGTAGAATCTCCAGTATATGTAAAAGCTACTGGACAATCTTGTTTAGACATAGATATCAGTTCGTCTCTTAAAGACTTTGCATCATCTAGGTCGTCAACAGCTAATTTACCACTAATATTTACTGAATTATTTGGTTGATTAGTAGAACCAGAAAAAGACAAACTACCGGGTGATGTAAATGTTAATCTACCTACTGTTACTGTATTAGCCATTTAACACATATCCTTTTCTCTGCATTGCTTGCAGTATCTATATTTAGGTCCATAAAAATAATTTCCACAATCCCAGTCAGACTTACAAGATTTTAAATAAGTTTTTTCTTTATTATCAATCATCTGTTATCTTCCTAGTATAGAGGAGCTACTACCTTCCTTCTCTAAGTTAACTAAAGCTTTTCTAATAGACATAGCTGCTTTTCTTGCAGACTGAGGATCTGAAGGTACTCCTGTAACATTAACATTAAGATTATTAACTGTAACGCCCCCGCCTACTCCTCCAATACCGGTAGGAGTTACTCTTGTTCCTTTTGGACCAACACTAATTATTTCTGGACCAAATTCTCCGACTAATGCTCTTTTACCAATATTTGCAAATCCACCTTTATACATCACATCGTCAATAGTTACACTGCTGCTTGGTGGTTTAATTGGAGGTACTGAAACTTCTGTATTTTCAGCATTAATAGCTAATTGAGATCTTATGTATTCTATGTCATATAGTTGTCTTGCTATTTTGTCAAATATATCGTGCATTCTTTGACCTGATGTCTCTGCTCTTGCTACAAGATTATCAATTGCAGTTTCTGGCATACCCACTGCTAGAGCTATGTTTCTAAATTGTTTTTCGCCTTCTGGTCCTAAAGAAATAAGCTCATCTGCAAGTTCCATTAATTTTAACTGAGTTTGAAATTGTTCAAACTTAGCAGACTGAACAGCTGCTTGAGCTATAGCTTCTTTATCAGCTTGATCAGTAATGTTATCTTGTATGTCTGAAATCTTACCTTGTGCATCTGCAACTTCGTCAGAAGCTTCCTTTTGCATAACTTTCATATTTTCAATAAGATCTTTTTGGAATTGAATTTGAAGTTCCATAATGTCTTTTTGAAGCTTAAGCCTATTTTCAAAAGAATCTCTGTCTTGAAAGCCATCAATGCCTTCTGTAGTTCCTTGCATTTCAGCTAAAGTTTCTCTAGCTGCTTGAAGTTCATCTTCAGAAGCAACACCTCTTTTAACTGCTTGCTCTAAAAATTCTATGTCTCTTTTTGCTGATTTAAGTGCAAGTCTCTCAGAAGCAGTATCAGTTTTATTAGCATCGCTAATCATATTTGCTAAACTTAACTGTTGTTTCATTAAGTTTAATTTTTCAAAATCAGTTTGCACTCCTTCAGTACCAAATTTTTTAAGTGTATCTGAAAGTTCCTTATTAGCGTCTACTAATTGTTCTGTTAATTTTAAACCATTTTTTCTGGTTGTTTCTAATTCTCTTTCAGCTTTTCTAACTGCTAATGTTCCATTAGCAACACTATCTAGCCCTTCAGCAAATCCTGTATATAAACCAAATATTTCTGACAGTTCTGTTTTAGTAGTAGCTAATCCTGATTTGTATTTATCACTACTAAAATCTATGTTAGTCTTCTCTACTAGTTTTTCAGCTTGATCTACAGCTGGAGAAACAACATCTTGCATAGTCGAAGCTAGTTCATCTTTTTTACTTCTTACTCCTGCAATAATACCATCAATAAGTGGCACTCCAATACGGTTAAATGTAACCATAGATGGAGAACTTATTGCAAATGTTACTTCTAATCCTTCTATACCTTTATTAACAGTTTCTATTAGAGCTTCTCTAATAGCTTTATCACCAGCTCTAACACCTTCTGCCAAACCGTCTACTAAATTTTCACCGGTTCCGAAGAAAGCGTCTCTAAGTTCTGCATCAGAAGCACCTAACTCCTCAGACATATCTGTTAGTTCTCTAAGAAAACTTGTATTTGATTCTGCTATTTTTCTTTCTGCTTCTTCAGCAAGTAGAGGACTATTTAGAAAGTCTTGTGCGACTGCTAATGCTTTAGGTCCTTCTTTAGCAAGCATTCCAGCAAGAGCTACGAAACCAGCTTCTTGTAACTGAGTAATAGTTGCCATAAACTCAATACCAAGTGCTGCTTGATCTTGAAGGTTTCTTGTTACCTCAGAAGCTGTTGCATTAACTTGATCTGGTATATCTTCAAATAAACTGACTATTGATTCCGCAGATTTTTTAGCTATGGCATTAACTTTTTCAATAGCTATTTCTCTTTCACTTAAATCAAATAATGTAGCTTCAGCATCTTGGCGAGCTTGTGTAGCCATTTGTTCTTGAATAGCTAGTTCTGCTTGTTTTACTCTTAATGAATGTTCTGTATTCGCTATTTCGTCTTCGGAGATACCTCTTTTCTCCATCTGTCTTTTTCCTAATTCTCTTTCAGCTTGTATTTCAGATACTAATTTAAGCATTTGACCTTCATTTAAAATCTCTAAACCTTCTGCTTGTATTACTTTTTGTGCAGCAATTTCAGCAGATGATTTTTGAGCTTCTGTAAATGCGTCTTCTAAATCTACAACTTCTCCAGATAATTTTTTAAGTTTATTTATATCGTTAATAATTTTTTGTTGCTCTTTAGTTGGTGTTGCACCAAAAGAAAATTGAAATTCATCAAAACCAGCTTCTGTCAAATCTGCTTCTAATGCTTCTATAGCTGGTTGAATTTGTTCTTGGTTAAATTTTTTAATTAATATTTCAGGATCAGAACCACCAATAAGCACACTGTTTAATAATTCATCTACAGCGCTCTTATCAAGATTGGTATCTGCAGTAATTCCTGTAAAAAATGCACCTACTGAACCACCAGAACCTGTAAGTTTTTCTATTTGATTTTTTATTATAAAGTCAATACTGTTATCTAGTCCTTCTATCTGACCGTCTATAAATTCTATATCTGCTTCTAACTGTTCTAAGTTATTTTTTTGTGATTCAGTCATATTAGGAGTATTGTTTTTAAATTTGTCTGCTTCTTCCTGTAATACTTTTCTCCTCTCTTGAAGAGCTTGTTTAGCTTTAGCAGTTCCTGCACCAAAATTTTCAGCAGTTCCAATTGCATCTCCAAAAGCCAATGACCCCATAGTTCCACCTATATCTAATGCAGCAATTTCTCTTCCAAGTTCTGAAAATAATGCGGTAACTAGAGCGATCGAACCTGCTATGATAACAAAATTTGTAGGATTTATTACTGTTTGTAATATAGCAAATGATTTGGCAAGAAGTGAAGTTATTGTTGCGCCTTTTATCATAGCCGCACCTAAAGCTTTAAATCCAAGAGAGGCTGCTAATATCTTTAAGGATAGTCTCCCAAGATTAATTAAAGCAGGACCTGAAATATTTGTTACAAATGCTTGTAAGAAAAACACAACTCTTCTAACAACTGGTAAAAATTCATCTGCCATACTCATAGTTAATTCTTTAACTTGATTTCTAAGTAATACCATTTGTTGAGCTGTTGTTGTAAATTTCTTAGCTGCTTCTACTTGTAACGCAATATTTGCATCAAATGCTGTACGTGAAGTTTGTAAAACTTGTGTTAATAAATCTCCAGATGCTGCTAAACCATTTATTGCTAACTGTGTTCTTCTTTGTGATAAGTTAAGTTTTTTAAGAATGTCTTGAACTTTAAGACCTCTGTCTCCTGCAGTTTCAAGTCCTTGTATAAATTGAGCAACTGCCATAGCTGCATCTTCTCCAAAGAGCTGTGCAAACTCCTTCATTTCAACTCCAGCTACTTTTGCAAATAATTGAAGTTGTTCATCTCCGTTTTGTATAGCTCTTTCTATTTCTTGAAAGACACGAGAAATAGCAGTACCACCAGCTTGTGCTGGAACACCAATAGCTTGTAAAGCAGTAGCAAAAGCTAAAGCATCAGCAGTAGAAGCACCAGTTTGTTTAGCTGCAGTAGCAATACGCAAGACAGTTGTAATGATTTCATCTTCAGTCGCTGCAAAGTTGTTACCTAAATCTACTAAAGCAGAACCTGTTCTTTCAAAAAAGTCAGACATAGCTTCTTCAGGTATGTTTGCAATAGCAGCTAATCTAGCTAAAGCTAATGCAGCAGTTTCTGTACTTAATACAGTAGCAACACTTAATTTAGATACAGTGTCTATAAAAGCTGCAAGTGACTCAACTCCAATACCTAACTGACCACCAAGCTCACCTATTCTAGCTAACTCTGTTGCAGCAATTGGAAGTTCTGTTGCTAGGTCTCTAATTTGACCAGAAAGCATTTCTAATGTTTGACTATCAGCATCTACAGTTTTTCTAACACCTGCAAATGCGTCTTCAAAAGCTATTAAAGATCTAACTCCTAGTACTGTTGCTGAAGCTATAGTACCTAGAGAAGCAGCAGCGCCCACCATACCCATAGTTGCAACTCTTGAAATATTTTGACCGGCTCTCTGTATACCAGAAAGCTCTTTAGTCATATCTTTTGTAATCTCATCAATGTCAACTAGCTGGGCTGTAATAGCCAGCCTCAGTTGCATTTCTTGATCTACACCTGCCATTTATCTATCCTGTACTTCATTCATAAATTGATCTATTGAAATTTGCTTTCTTGGTTTATCTTGACGACCACGAGCTTTATCAAGTTGTTTTTTATACCATCTTCTGTCATCGTCTTCGGGTTTATAATCCTCTCCTGCTTTTGCAGATTGATATAGAGGTAAGAAAAATACAGAATCTTCAAACGGCATATTAGACATAAGTCTTATAAATCTTCTCCAACTTACTTCTAATGGTTCGTTTATATTATAGTAGCGTAGAAAGTCTGCTTCTAAAGCACCCCAGCGTTCTACTATTTCAACTGGAGTGAAATTTATTTTGGGTTATCACCCTCAACTTCAACAGTTTCATCTACGGCTTCTAACTCAGCAGACACTCCGTATTCTTCTAGAAGGTATGTTAAAAGTTTTTGCAATTGTTCCCAAGATGCTCCATCTTCTAACATTTGATCTAGATTACCTTGACCTACTAATGTTGCTAACCATTCAGGAATTTGTGCTGCAGCTAGTTGACCAGTGTCGTCCATAAACCGCAACTGTCCTAATACTACCCTTGCAGGCAGTTCAGGTGGAAATTCATAATTTCTACCTGCCATTTTGACTTCAATCGATTCTTTGTCAGACTCTTCGACTGCAGCATCAAAATCCTTAAATCTTGTCTTCTCACTCACGTTTTTCTCCTATCTAATATTATGGGTTACTTGATCCACCTGAACCGGCAGCGTTGGTATTATCAACGATGTCGAACAAGTAGCTATAACCGTTACTATCTGAACCAACATTTAATGTTGAATCAGGTACTAGTATCTTGAACTCTGTGCTCAAAACAACTTTTTGTGGGGCTTTAGCGTGTGCCATAGAGAAAGAACCTACGCTTACTGCGCGTGGGATTCTTACGTGTCTAGTGGCAACTCCGTTTGTGCCTTTTGGACCATCAGCAACTAACAACATTGCATACTCGTTAAATGCAGATGATGTTGGAGGTACTAAGGTGTTATAACCTGTAGCACTTGTTCCAGCAGCACCGGCTGCACCACTTCCGATTACATCGGATGTTGAGGATCCACCACCAAGAGCAATAATTAACTTAGCGTGTGAAGCTTGTGAAAGCTCACCTGTTAGTCTCACTTCTTGAGCGGTTTTAATTGTTTTAATTGGATCTACTTCTTCAGCCACCATAATGTCTTCAAAAGTTTTATCCATTTCAAGAGTCCAACCATCTTCTGAATAGCCTACTTCTTCCCAAGCAGGTGTCATAGCTGTTGGCGTATCAAACGCCCCAGATGCATCTGTTGGAAAAGCTAAAGAAGCTGTTGTTCTGTCCTTTATGTAAAGGACTCCAGTACCGATCAATACTTCAGATATTGAACCATTTGTAGCTGGCATTATACTCTCCTACTATATATCTTATACTTCAATTGTCGCGACAATTGACTCACGTCAATTACCTATTACTCTTCTTCTGCTTGAAACCAATCAGTTGAAGGGTCTTCTTCCACGACTTCGTCAACTTCAACCTTGTCGGTGAGATCAACGCGCTCAATTACTTGGTTAGTGGCAATAGACTCATCTTCAGCGATGAAGACTTGTCCCTGCATATGTTCGCTCATTGGCTTCATATGCTTGCTCATATCTTTCCAAGTAGATTCTGAGACTTCTACCCAAGAATTTTTCGTAAATAGAGTTTCATCACCATTAATATCCCACCACACTTGTGTGAAAGGCATTAATGGATTAACTTGTACTTTCTTCATTATGTATCATACCTATATGTCATTCCTATAGTAATAGTATACAACCCCAACCCAGTTTCTGTTTCCTCTACTCGTGAAATTCCTTCTATGATTTCCATACCGTAAATAAAGGCTTTTGAACTATCAGAAAGTGTTAAGGCTACGTTTGATTCATTATAAGCTGACTGCTGAACTGCAGATGCTAATGAATAAGCTGTAGAGTAATCTGCATTAGTATCTGTAGCGTCTCCGCCCCATCTACCTGCATAACAACTTATAGGAATAATAGCTTCTTCTATAAGAACTTCACTTCTAGGACTAACAGGTAAGCCACCTCCTCTAAAAAACACTAAAAAAGGTAATGTAGCGTTTCTTGGAAGTCTTGTTGCTACTCTTTGACCACATATATCTGTGATTGGAGTCCTGTTTATTGCCCAAGCTCTAAATGTTACTTCTGCATCTGGAGCTGAGTTTTGATTACCGTATACCATAATTATCTATCTTCAAATCTTAACACAATAGAGCCATCGTTAGCATAGCTTTGCTTAAAGCCTCCAGTTGCTCTGTTTCTAGGTTTTTCAATCTTTTCATTATTAATACCACTTTCTAAAAACATTAAATCTTCTAGTAATGAAGCTGTAGATACATCATCAGCCGTTCTTCTAGAAGTAACAGGTGTAATTTTACTTCCTGATTGATCTTCATACCTTACTGTTGTTTTGCTTCCTTGTTTTGTAAACCTTTGCCTTAATACAAGTTGTGCAGTTGGTAGCTGCGGATCTTTATAAACTAAATCTACTGCACCGTTTTTTCTTCTATTTACAATTGGTTTTATGGTTCTACCTCTATTTGAATGACCACCACCTAATTTAGGTTTATGAACTTTTGCAGTATAAGCAAACAATCCTAATTCTTGTGCTCTATCTTTTGATATGTCAGTTTTGAAAAAGAAAGATAAAGTTGGTAAAGCCTGTCCTTGATCATCAGCAGAAGCAATAGCTTGAAAAGTATCTGATTGAATCATATCTTTATTTACAATATTTCCCCTTGAAGCAATAACACCTGAAGTACCAGAAACATTAACACCTTTAAATATTGAAGGCAATTTATTTTTATTATATTCTTCTACTGCATTAATACCAGCTTTTTTAGCTTGAGCTCCTCTACCTGTTCCAAACCTCTTACCTTGTATAGCAACAACTCCACCACCCTGAGATGAAAAAATACTTTGTTCTTTTGCTCGTTCTTTAAATAAATTATTTAATGTTTTCTTTTCACTTCTAAGGTCAGATGATATAGATTTACGCTCTTTCTCAAGTTTTTTTAGTTTTGTTGTAGATAGTGCTGTCTTGCTAATAGTTTTTTCACCTGTAAGATCTGCTATTTTCATTTGAGGCTGAGGTAAAACTGGTATTGCTTCACCTTTTTTAAGTGGACCAAAGCCATCTATATATGTATCAGCATTTGCTTTATGTTTTCCAACTTTCCAAAATATTTGATCTACTTCAGAATCGGTAGGTTTCACATAACCTTGTTGTTTCAAACGTTTTGTTGCTGCTCTAACATCTATCTTGTCCGTATTGGCTGGTTTGACTAAATCATCAAGTCTATTTGCTTCAGCTCTTACTTTATCTTCTGCTTTTGATAATCTAGTTTCTAATTTTTGAACATTTCTTTGTTTTGATATAATTTGTTTGTCTGTATTGCTGACAACAGTAGCTCTTCCTTCACCATCTATCTTGACTTCAAAGAATCCTTTTCTAGTTCTAACTGTCTTTGTTTGTGCTTCCATATATGCAATATGTGGATCATTCAAACGTTGACCGGTAGCGTTTAACTGTCGTCTGAAAGCTCTTTTTTCATTAGCATTGGTTAATGTGTGTAGATGCTCTCTATTTGATTTTCCTGTAGCTCTTCTGCCCGCTCCTGCAACAGTTGTTTTATTATTTACATAAGTGTATGGAAGTTGTTTATTAACTTCGTTTACGATTGCTTTTACAGCATCTACTTCTGCTTGAACTCTTGCTGCATCTTGAGCGCTAGTAGCAATGACAGTTTGACCTCTAGCACCACTACCACTTACTTTAGAACCAGTAGCATATCCACCTTGACCTTTAGCTTTTAAAGTTTGATTTATAACGTCAGTAGCATCTTCACCTCTAGATAAGTAATTAGGATCTCCTACTGCTCCTCTACCTATAGATTCTATTTCTAATTCTTTTACAAATTTATCTACATCTAAAACTTCTATTTCATACTTACCAGTTTTAGTGTCCCTAACAGACCGTATAGTTCCTTCTCTTTGCATTTTTTGTAGTTTAGTTTTTACAGTATCGGTCATAACAACTTCACCTAAATCAAATCTATAATCTTTTTGTATAGATACTTTAGATGGTTCTAATACTGTATTCTTGTAATGACTGTTAGCTCCTCTACCAGCTTTCCATTTACCATTTACATTTTTTAGTTCTCTCATATCTGCATAGATAGGAACACGACCAGTTCCTGTTGTTATAGCATAAGGAATTTTTTCAACGGTTTGTTCTTTAACTCTTGTACGTCTTTTGTTAGTTGGTTTTGTTTTTCTGAGAACTTCTTTTTCAGTAATTTTTTCATAATACTCATCACCATACATAATTCTCATAGCTGCCATAGCACCATCTTCTTGAGCATCTTGAAACATTCTTCCAGTCTTATCATATTCTTTTACACCGAAATGTTTTTGGTAGTATTCCATAAAGTCTTGATTACCAGCTTCACGTGAAGAGTATGATGTTGAAACTGTTTTACCACCTTTGTTAGCTTTTTGCATTTCTATTTGTTTTTCTAAGGCTTCTCCATCTTTTGATAACCATATTTTCTGTAAGCGTTTATGTGTTTGAGAATAAGAACGAGAAACAAATTTAGAAGGATCCATTTTCATATTTTTAGCAGCTATTTCATCAAGTACACTTTGAGGAGTGAATACTTCGTACATCTTTTTTATTACTGGTTTATAAGTTCTTTCTATAAATTCAAGAGATCTTTCTGCAAAAAAAGTGGGACCATAAGGTTTATTCTTAGTAGGATCTAGTGGGTTGAACATCATACCACCATAATTAGCTATCCAAACATAAGGAGCTTTATCTGCAGGACCTTCTGGATTATTTCCACCTACAGAAACTGCCCATTTAGCTATTACATTTTCTTCAGGATTTCTCTGAACAGGATGAATCATTACAGATTCTGATAAGTTGTCTGGACTAAAATCTACTCTTGTTCCACCGCTATTCATACTAAATTCTGTTCTAGGAGCTAGTGCTCTTAACGAAAATGCTAATTGATTTTGCATTTGTATAAATAAACTTCCACTCTCCATATCAAATATTTCTTTATGGGCTTTGATAGTAGCTTTAGAACCAAAAACTTCTAAAACATTAAAACGTTTTGTTTTTTTGTGAATAGCTTTATTTAAATAACTACCTATCTGAGCACGAGCTAAACGAAGTACAACGTTGTTAGTGTTAGGCAAGATTGCATTAACAGCTAAACCACCCAACCTTCCTTTAACACGGTTGTTAATACGAGCACCAACTTTTCCTTTAGCTAGAGCGTTTATATCTCTACCTGCTTTTTGTAAACTTAAAGCTTTTCCACGTCCTGACCTTAAACCTCTAAATGAGCCGGGAGATAAAGATAAACCAAAACCTGCTGCTTTAGATAATGTAATAACAGTCGAGGATATCTTATTAGATACAGATTGATTTCTGATCTTCCTAGGATTTTTTTTAGTTGTTTTGCTTTTAGACAAACTTTACTCCCTATATAAACAAGAAGCTACGGTATAGCAGTCATCACCTTTCGAGTCTCTTATAGTATTAACTGCAATAATTTCATAATACTTTGAGCCATCTTTAATTCTATCACTAGCTTTTACATCAACAACGTCACCAAAGTATAGAGTAAGGGATTCGACTACTGTATTTCTACCATCTCTATCTTCGGTTGTACCACCACTTACTTTTCTACAATCAGCACTAGCAGTAGCAGTAGCCCAATCATCGGCAGTGTTACCTCTTGAATCTAAACCGGTCGTTGTTATTCTTTGAATCTCTACTGAGTCATTTAATATATGTGTGTTAAGGGGCATATAATTATCATAGCTTATACACCCAACCGATTAGAAGAAATCATCTATGAAGATGGGTCCATATTCCCCGTAAGATACAGAATAGATACTGTGACCATAAAAATCTAAAGCCATTTGCCAAGCTTGATCATTTTTGCCCATACCAGCAGTTTCTTCATCTTCCCAATCAATACTTTTGTCATCTATATATTCACTAAATAAATTATTAACAATAATTGCTGATGAATAAGCAACACACTCACCTAATTTAGGAACAGCTGCAACACCTAGTATTGCGTTATCGTGTCCATCTAGCATTTCTGCTTCAGGATTAGCATCCTGTATATATCTAATTACTTCTTGTATCTTTTGTTCCTGATTCATTCCACTTTCCTTTCAAGTAAGCAGTTAGCAACATTCTTATAGCATAAGAGCTGCCCTGTTGTTTGCGACCATCATAAATATCGTGATGTGTCATACATAAGACAGCAACGTTTTCAGGATCATACTTTCTACCTTCATTGCCACCCATACCTTTGCCGTGTATGTGTGCAAGTTGTAGTTGAGACCTTGAATTACAATCAGCCCATTCACATTGATTCTTTGCTCTGATAAAAGCGAACAATCTAAGCTTTGTCATTCTGTCATCTGCCATAAAACAAGTATAGGCACATAATGCAAAAAGCCGGGTTTTTACACCCAGCTTTTAAGCAATCAATTAAGGAGGCTACTTATGTTCTTGAAGGTAAAGGTTAATTACCTGAGATCATTTATAACCAGTTCTTATTTTACCTTATGTGTTAGCTATATACAAAACTATTAAGAAGTTTTTTCTCTATTTGATTTTCTATGACATAATGAACAAATAGATTCTCTTTTATTTTTATCTCTTTTAGATTTATTAAATTTGTTTAAAGGTTTTTCTTTTTGACAAACTAAACAAACTTTACTATTTTCATCTGATTTAAGAGTTTCTTTATATTGATGAGTTTGATCCCTAAGACCTACTAAGCAATCTTTGCAATATAAAGTATAACCACTTTTATATTTTTGAGATTTTTCAAAATTATTAACATCTTTTTCTTCTCCACATTCTAAACATTTTTTCCAAGTAGGATTCCAAGATAATTTATCAGCTTCTTCTTTTGCTTTGTTTACTCTCTCTACAAGCTCTGGATTGTCTTTCATCCAAGCTTTAAATCTTTCATACCCTATAGGAAGTTCTTCATAAGTTTTTGAAGTAGTTAAAGAGCCTTTTCCCTCAGCAATTCGGTCTAAAACTATTTGTGCTATTTCTGAATTGTAAGCTGACCTAGGTGCTATTCCTGCCTGTTCTCTTAGTTGTCTGACTCTTTCATCCGAAACTCCCCATTCCTGAGCCCATAAAGATAACTTCTTATGAGGATCGTTTAAAAATAAATCTCTAGCTTCTTCTACTGTTGGTGCTATTCTATTTGGCATTTTCCCTCCTATCCTGTATTAATCGAAAAATATCCTTTTATAAGGCATAAGTGCCGTTATGTCAAAAGCTGTAAGAGCTGGACCAAGTGGTGCGTTTAGAGGATCTCCATAAGCCAAACTTAAATCTGAGATGCTTTCGCTTTGTACTGAATAAAAATTACCGTCATTTCCTGATGCATCACTTTTATGTGATTTAATTTCTGATTTTGGTTGTTGAGATGAAAGTTGTAAAGCTCCATTTAGTAATCTAGAAACTGCTCTGGCAGATGTAAATCTTATTACTTCAGGAATTGTTTGAAAACCAGCTGCATATGTAACAGTTATGTTCTGCATACGAGCATCAGACCAACGTGATTTGCTTGTTTTTACTAAATATCCTTCTTCTAAATAAGCTACATAATCTGCATCATTACCTGAAGTTAGGGTGAAACCATCTTCTACAACTGAGGTTATAGAAACAACTGGAACTACTTTTAAAAATAAATGTGTTTTTTCTTTTCCATCGAATTTTTCGGTTATAGACGCATTATATTCTACATCATAACCTAAGAATCTTTTAATTGCCGAATCTACGTATGGAATAAATACGTTTGTTATATCGGTTTGTAAAGCAGATTCATAGTCTAGTTGACTAATTGATTCTACATCAGAAACACTACAAAGAGCCATTAGGACTCCTTACTTGTCTTCTGTGTCTTTTGGCTTTACAGCTTTATTTTCTACTTTTTTTGATTCAGCAGCTTTTTTAGGTGCAGCTTTCTTTTTAGCAGGAGCTTTTTCTTTTTTACCCCAACCTTGCTCTTTTAACCAAGCTTCGGGATATTCTCTCCCTGCTTTAGCTACAAGTGCAGCATTACCTGATGGTGCGTCTTTAAGATCTCCCTCAAAAAGCGTTCCATCTTCTAGCTTCCAAATATTTTTTTCTACTACTGTGAACATATCTTTATATTACCTCATATACCTAATTCTTAAATAGTAAAGCGGTAGATAAATCTACCGCTTTTACTAAAACTGTCAACAAACTTTAGAAGTTTGTTATTGAACAGAAAGCTGTTGCTTTATAAATAGGGAAACCCATTCTCATTGTTAATCTGATTGCTAGTTGATTCTTCGCAAAGAAATCACTATGGCTATCAGAAACAGCAAGATCAACACCTTGTCTCATTACTAAATGTGCAGCTTCACCACCACCGAATTTACCGACTAATGCAGTACCTTCGGATATTACTGTGGATGGAACAACTTTTAGACCCCAAAGTCTTGGAGCAGCGTCAGCACCAAATCCGCCTGCGACTACGAATAAAGGATTCTTAGCTGCAGCACCACTTGTTGTGGTTGCGATATCTGCCACGGATGTGACAACTTGGTACCAGTCTGAAGGATGCATCACAATAGCGTCTGCTTCTGTGAATGCGTCTTTTCTAATTTCAGTGATGGCTTGGTAAATTTGTCCAAGTCTTGCTAGTTCTCCTGAGTAAGAGCTGTAATCAAATGTATTGATTCCAGTTTTATTCAAAATACCAGTCAAGTTTGGAGCTGAACCAGAACCACCAATAATTTGGTCGTCCATATTTAGCTTCATCATTGTTGAGAGACGAGAGTTTACATAACCTTGTACACCTGCTACATCTGCTAATAATTCATCAGTTACTGGCAAGAATGTTGCCATTTTTCTGATGGATTCTGTTCTCTCAGTGAACGCTAATGCGCTTTCGTTGGCTGAAGAAATATCTCCAGCTTCTGCGATAGGACCGGAGTTATCTGTGAAAGTTGTTTCTTCAAGATACACATATGCATTCTGGTTTGTTTGAATTTGATCAAACAATCCGATAACGCTATCTGGATCTCTTAAAGCAGTTTCTAAGATGCCCGGAGCTCTGAGAGATTCTGGCGGATAACCAGTTGTGTTTAAAGTTGTTTTAAACTCGTATGGATTAAAATCACCTTTTGAGTCAACACCTTTTACTCCTTGATTCTTGTATGCTTTATAAGCATCTGAATCAGTAAGTTGCTCACCAATTGTTTTAAAAGCTTTTGGAGCTTCTACTGGTGGAACAGGCATTTCGTTTACAGGTTCTTTATCTATTTCAAGAGCTTTCTCGTTTTTAGCTTTTGATTCTTCGATTTTGAGATCGTCAACCATATCTGCTAAGTCAGTATTTGCTTTCGCAATACTTTCTTTTTGATCAGCAGTATATTTACCGTTTTCGTCTGCGCCATCGAATATATTCTTAAGCTCTTCACGAGACTTTACAATCTGTTCTCTAAGATTGTCTACTTTACTCACTATTATCTCCTATGATAAATTACTTATACTTCTATGTCTACAGTCTCGGCTATAAGCCTTTGACCTTCGACCCATTCAGCGTCAAAATCTTCGTCAGTTGATTCGCTGTTATCCTCTGATTCTTCGGACACTTCGGAGACAGGAGTCTCTTCAGTTTCTTCTTCCTCAGAACTGTTGTCGTCTAGAATTTCTTCTTCGACTTCAACATCGATAGCTTCTTCGACTACACCGTTATTCTCATCGGGTTCACTATCATCAGTTGGTTGCTCTTCTACTTCTGACTCTAAAACAGCTTCATTACCGAACTCATCGACAAATGAATCTAATTCTGCCCAAGCATCGCTAAGATCGTCCTGAACCGTGCGAAGTGCTTCAGTAGCTTTTGCGCCTAACTTTCTACCGTCTTTTTGACGGAGATGCGAAATTGCTTTCGCTCTAGTTATAAGGTCATCCAATGCAGCAAGCACATCTTTAACCTCTTCCGAAAAAGTCTTAGTGACTTCTTCTGAAACTTTTAATTCTTTTTCTTCTTCTTCAACCTCTTCAAATTCTGTATCTATTTCATCAATTTCTTCATCAGAATCTTCTTCAGCTGGAGCTTCTTCAACTTCAACTTCTTCAGCTGGAGCTTCTTCTACAGGAACTTCCTCAGCGGGAACTTCTTCAGCTGGAGCTTCTTCTTCTGGGTCTGGTTGATTCATACTTTCTGTAGTCATTACAGCTTTTGCTTCTGCAATTTGTTCTACTAATTCATTATTAGACTTAATAGCCATTGTGTATGTTTCTTGATTAGCACCAACAAGAACTGGTGATACTTCGTAAACAGTTAGACCTTTAAGGTACCTAACGCTTTCTTCATCATCACTACCGTCTTTTTGTATTTTTCCATATTCGGAATCATCTACTTTAAAACCAAAAGACCATTGTTGTAAATCGCCCATTGCTTTTACTAAGTTGTAAGCTTCTTTTCCAGACTCTGTGTCCATAAAGAACTCACCTTTAAATGTCGCTTTATCATCATCTTGTATGATTTGACCTTTACCAATTGGCATATCCCACTTATGAGCCCATACCATAGGCACATCACCTGATTTAAAACCTGATTTGATTGAGCCTGACTTTACTATGTCGCCATCTGAATCTACTTTATCGAAGACTGAAAAAACTGCAGCGACTTCGCCTTTTCCATCATCTTTAATCTCTAAGTCTATTGACTTAATATCAAAATTTTCTGACACTTAAACTCCTAAATATATAAAATTGCCAATTTCATATTTAATTCTATCAGTAGAGGTCAATTCTCAACGACCTTTTTAAAGGGATTTACTAAGTTATGTCAGATATGATTCTTAGGCTAGATATAGGTTGAGTTACTCTTCTATCTGTCTTTTTGTGTGAACCGTCTTCTAATATTGCCCAGACTTGCATTGTAGCTTCTTTATCTCCGCTATTAACAGATACTACAACACCGTGAACTGTTGAAGGTGGCTGTGGACTTTTATCTATACTCCAAGATACAGATTGACCGACTTTTACAGACTTAGCTTTAGACTCACTTTTACTTGATTTTGAAGGATGACCTGATGGAAGTAAATCAGTATCATAAGGCTTTCTTTTAAATCTTCCAGTTCTCAATGCTCTCAAAAACCCGTTAACTCTGGCTAACGCCCACTGGTCAGCAGATCTTACGTTACCTCTGACTGAACCCGGATTTGTTCTATAAGCACCAACACCTCTGTTGAACACTTTAGCTAAAGTTCCTGTAGTTGTTCTAAATTTAGGATTACCTGCATTATGCTCTGTAACCTTGTCTTTTAAAATTTTTCTAATTCTTGCAGATACAGCTTTCATTGCCATTTCATCAGCAAGGTCAGAAGCTTTTTTTCTTCTTTCCCTAACTAACTTCTTGCGTTCGTTTATAACTGCTTTCATAGCTGGAACTCCTATGTTAAGAACTCCACCCCATTTGATAGCAGCAATAACACCATTTAATCTTTTATCGTTTTGATGTCTTCCCATATATCGTTCTCTTCTTCTTACCCAATTAAGAACAGATTCACTTCTATCTCCTGATTGATAAGCACTCCATCTTCTGAAAGCATCGTTACCAGTAAATGATGTTGGAGGATTACCACCGTTACCAGCCATTCTCCATATTTCTCCCCAATTTTCTTTTAAGTCTTTTGCATAACTATAAGGAAATTGTTTATACTTTGAATTTGAAATTCTAACTGCTTGATTCATATCAGGACTTGGAAAGTTAGTATCGTCTTTCCCTTTTTCTTCTGGACTTTGCAAATCGTCACCTCTCTCGTACATTGCTTCTGCTTCTTCTAATGATACTTTAAGTTCTTCAACCATTTTCTCTATATAAGACTTTTTTGTACTTTGATAAGATTCGTGAGATTCGCAAGGCATATAGTATGTAACATCTTCTATCTCGTGAGTATGAGAGCCTTCACATCCTATTTGTTTTGCTCTTTCTTCTGCTGCTTCTTGATTGTTAAACATATCCATTCCTCTTGTGGGAGTTACCGCTATTGCTTGTCTTGTAGATTCAGGAATAGCATCTCCTGTGTCCATAACATCTTTTGTTTGTATGTCTTCTTCTAAACCAAAGGTTTGATCAATAGTAGCTGCTGGAATGTCCAGTGGGTCGTCTCCTCCGACAGGTACTGAAGTATCTTCAGCGTTCTGTTGTGCTGGAACTTCAGAAGCACCTACTTGTTGCATATTAAGTGGTCTTAAGTAAACATTGTGAGAGTCATCAGCAGGTAGTCCTACCATATTTCTAGCTTCACCTATAGTTGCCCAACCCCCGCTTACAGCAGAGTTCATTCTTTTGTACAATTCATCTTGATCTTGAGATAAAGCCCTTACGCTTTCAACATCATACTTACAATAAATATTGTCGTTGTCATCAAACTCAGGTAATAACTGATAAGTTAATTCATCAGCTACTGTTCTCCAAAGAGGTACAAGTTTTTGCTCAGTAAAGTATTCTCTTAATTCTCTTGTATTGCTATAAGTTGCTGAATTTAAACCAGCTCCTAAACCAGCAAGAACAGCAGGAACACCCATTACAGCTGCAACTCTTTCTTCTGGTAATCTTCTAAGTTCTATTAAGTTCATATCTGAAGGACTGAATGAAACAACATCTATATTCATAGCACCTGTCAACACCATTGGTTGTCCTCTATTTTCTCCACCAAATTTTGCTTTGTACATTTCAGATATAGCTTCTGCTTCTTCTCTTGTTGGTCCACCCATTGCATCACCAGATGGAGATAATATAACTCCGGGGATTGCCATATTGTGTAATAAAGCAGTAGAGTATTGACCTGCAGCTTCATCTCCAAGTATTTCTCTTAAAACTGTTTTTATAGGAGCGTAACCTCTTCTGTGATCATTAGGGTCTACACCTGTTCTAATATGAATTATGTCATTAGTTGGAATGTCTACTGTGTCTGTATTAGGTGTATATTCGTAATGTGTTATAAGTTTTTCTGTATTTCCTTTTGCGTGTATATAAGAAGGCATTAAAGGAACTAGTTGAATAACCTGTCCATTTTTATTTCTATTCTTATAAAGATATGCATCACCCTCAACACTCATAGAAGAAACTAAGTAATGTGAAAGTATTGCTCCAGACATAAAAGGATTAGGTCTTTTAAATAATTTAGATATAGGATGTTTAGATAATTGAACATCTTGACCTGCATCATCTTCTTGAAATACTTGTAATCTAGGTTCAGCAAAAGCTGTAGCTAATACACTTAAACAAGCGGCTACTGCAGAGTTCCCGGAACCATTGCCAATATCTTCTAATTTATCTGAAGGAAAATATCCTGATTGTGTGTTGTATCCATATACAGATCTATCTAGCGCTGATGCTAGTGATTGATTGTAATTTAATCTTTTTAACTCGTCTCGTCCTGATGGAGTTAATCGTTTCGTAAATCTTTGAAACGCATTTAATTCGTTAGCCATTCATCTCCTAAACTAGTAAGCTGTCCATTGTCTACGCTCGTTCAAGTTCAGGATACCATACCCGAGTGCATCTACCATATCATCGTGGGCTCCAACAGGAAAGGTGAATAACTCTCTTTCCATAGCATCGAGCCAAGGAGCATCTGTCTTAAAATAGACATCTCCAGCTTCCATCCTAGCAGATAAAGTCAATGCTCGTGCTACTTTATCTTTATCTGGTTTAACATCTTTTACACGCATTCCTTGACGTTTAGCCATTTGGATTAAAGAAAGTTGGAATCCTTGTCTTTCCATAGTTACCCATCCAGCTTGATGTTTATCAATCATTTTCTTAATAGCAGTCAATATATCTGGTCCTTCATACTTTTCACGTAAACAATCGACAACAATCATTTTGTTATCTTTCGTCAAAGCAATAGCTATTATAGCAGTATAGTCTGCATCTTCCTCAACAGAAGTAGCTATATCTGTAGCTAAAAATATTGTGCATTCATTTTTGTCATAAACCTGTCCATTTAATAAATAATTACCACTTTCGTCATATGACCAATATTGCATCCATTCAGGTTTAATCATACCTTGACCAGCTTCTACAAACTCTGCAAGATATTCTTGCGCAAAAACAATAGAACCAACTTCTGTTTTTGCTTGGTCAACTTCATCAGGATCTATTCTTGGATTGTCGTAAGTTGAAAATCTAAACCTTTCCCAATTATCTGCATTTTCAGCTGTTTCCCATAAGTTATAAAACCAGTTGTTCATCCCCATAGGTGTACTAATAAATAAAGCAGATCCTTTTCTTTCAGTAAGAGTAGGTCTCAATACCTCAGCCCAAACTTCAGGCTTAACAAAAGCAGCCTCATCCATAACAATAAAATCTAAACCTTCACCTCGAAGCCTTTGTGGGTTGTCAGCTGACCTAACAGCAATTTGACCACCATTTGCTAATGTAAACTCCATATTAGCAATAGATATTTCTGGTTCTATTTCTTTAGGAAAAGATTGTGCTGTTGCTTGTATGTCTCTCCAACCTACTCTAGCAATAGCAAAAGTAGGAGCAATCCACCAAGCTCTGCCACCTCTAAGTGCTGTTTCCATACACATCTGAACACCTAGTCTTGTTTTACCAAATCGTCTACCTGCGCATAAAATTTTCCAACGTGCATCAGAATCAAAGACTTGTTGCTGTGCAGAATGTAAAGAAGGTAGCTTTGGAATATATAAAGTGTTATCTGACATATGGCTATCCTAAGATAGCCATTGATGGGAGGAAGTCGGAGTGGAAGACCGACTAATGAATTTTACCATATGACACCCCTTCTAAATGCTTTTTCTTTATTATATAATCTAATCTCATCTAATCTCATCTCTTCTTATCTCCTCTTATCTATATGAGTTAGTAACGCGTTACCATTTGTACTTAACTTTCTTAGCTTCATTATACTGTTTGAAAGATTTTTCAGTTAAATCACTAGGATCTCCATCCCACTCAACATCTACAGGAGTTTCAAACATTACATTTTTAGAAACTTGTCTTTTGGTTGGACTTTCACAAAGTATACACTTAATGGAAGGATCTTCAGTTATTTTATGAGTTATCTCGAACACTTGTTCGCATTTACCATTTAGGCATTTATAATCGTATCTAGGCAATTTTCACTCCTGTGTATTTCTCTAATAATTTTACCTTATCTGTGTGTTTTGATTTGTAATCTTCCCAAATATCTACATAATCTAATTTTTGATGTTGAACTAATTCGTATGGTTTTAGATAATTATTGTATGTCCATCTGCTTTTTCCATTATGTGTATGCAGTATGGTTCTATCTTCATAAAGGTGAGCAACAGTTGGTTGATCGAACAAAGGAGTTAGTAATGTGTATTCCTTATGAAGTAATTCTGCTGTTTGTATCCAATGTTCTGTATGTATTGGTAAATCTGATAAATCTTCAAAAAAATTATTTTTACTAAAAGAAAAGTTACCATTCCAAAGTAAGCACTTCATTACTCCGTTTTCGTCATAATCGTGTATATCTATATATTCAGGGTACATTGTAAAGTATTCTTCAGTTCCGTATTTGTACTGTTGTCCTGTAAATTTAGGATATCCTAATTTTGATTGATGTGGATCAAAAGATCTGTTTTCTCCGTCTGAGTGAAAATGACCTGCAAGACCAGTAAATATAACATTGTCACTAAATATATCTATTTCTTTTTTTAAAATAGTATCCCAGTGTTTACCAAATAAAGTATGAGAATCAATTGACATAACATACTCTTCTCCTCTGTACATTGAACCAGCTTTTTTTCTTCCTTTACCTATTCCTAAATTTTTCCAACTAAGTTCTTCAGTAAGTAAAGACATATTGTGTAGTAAAGAAAAGTTGTACAAACCTTTTTCCCAAAACTCATTTTGACATAATGCATAAACACCAAAGTGTATGTCACTAGGATTATCAGCTTGTTCTAAACAATGTTCTATTGTATGAAAAAATTCTTGATCGTGTATTACAGGAATGCCTATATATATTTTACTCATCATTGAACAAAGAATAGAAATAGTTTAAATATTGATTTCTTTTTTCTTTGGGAATCCAACACATAATCATTGCAGCAGCGTGTTCTAGATTTCTTTTTATTTTTTTATCTGCAGCTTTCTCCGGCAATTTCTCCTCCTTCACAACAAGCTATTGCTTTTTGTCTATAAACAATACACTTTTTATTATAACAGTATAGTCCAGCGTGTATCTCTAGTAGGGGAATTTGACAAACAGGGCAGTTCACATCATTGATTGACCAATGACTAGTATAGCTGAAAGAGCTACTACCCAACCACTTAATTCTGCTCTTGAAATTTTTGTGTTAGTTTTTTCGTGAAGGTCATCTATTCTGTCGTTGATTTTATCTTGACCTTCTAAAATCATCATCAACATTTCTTTTTGTGTGAAACCGTTATTCTTGTGATCTGTCATTTTTTTGTCCTATCTATTTTACTAAATGCGTCATTTATTTCTTCTAAAGTTAACTTTCCATCGTCTAAGTATGCTCTTGATAGGTCTTCTGCAACCTTAACGCACCCAAGCGTACCGGCTAGGATTATGGCATCCATTATTTCGATACCTACTAAAGTACCAGCACCAATAGTCGCTAAACCATTAGCAGCAAAAGTCGCCAACATACGCCAAAATATTTGTTTGATTTTAGCCCAAGTTGATAAACCTTTTCGTACTTTTTTTTCCCTAGCCATAGGTAAACTATTTACCTCCGCAACATCCGCTTCCGCAGCATTCCATAACTAGTCTCTCAATCTGATAGTCAATAACCAAATAATTATAGATACGACTATCGCTATACCTACAATATCTTGTGCTGTTCCAGTTAATGTAAACCAAGCTATAAAGAAACCTAGCAAAGTAAATATCTGAGCTATAGACTCTTTAATTGCGTCAATAAACCATTTAACTAAAACCTTTAACATACTTGGAATTTTTTTTATTACTTTTTTAAAGTTTCTCCAAGACCATTTAATAGAAATTGAAAAACCTTTATAGGTATTTTTAATACCCATAATAATACCTTTTAGCAAGTTTATTACTGCATAATAAGGTAGTCCAAGCAAATTATATAATGCTTTTATTATCTTTTTAATCATTTAAAATCTCCTAGTAAGTAGGGAACCAGCTTGAGCAATAACTTGAGAAACTATGATTACGGGGACCACAACCTCTTGAGCTTTCTCTTTTTGGTCATTAGTCATATCATACCCTATGTTGCTAATTGTTATTTCTGAAAAGTCGACATCAGTGAAAGATTCTATAGGATTTTCTAAAAATGCTTCTACTTGCACCTCTGTAACAACATCAGCTAATGTATAATTCTCAACATCTTTGTTTTCTATAGCTCTATCTACATATTCTTCAACAGCTTCTGCAATGTTTTCTTCTTTAGCAGCCTGCTCTGCAATAATCTCTACGTCATTAGCTGCAGTTTCTTCTTCAAATCCTAATAACTCTCCAACTGCTTCTTTTTCTTCTTCGTTTAATTCAGCAACAGTTTCTACTTTGGTAACTTCTTGAACAACAGCTTTTACAACAGCTTTAGTTTGAACATCGGCAGTAGCTAGGTTCTGAACATTAGCAGTAGCTACTTGTTCTACAACTTCTACTAATTCTTCTGTTTCTAATTCTGCAACGACTTCCGCTACAGCTTCTTCAACTGCCTCAACATACTCGTCAACTTCTTCTTCAGATAAAGTTTCTAGTTCTTCTTCTTCTATGATCTCAATATCATTTTCTTCAAAAACTTCAGTAAGTTCTTCTACTTCGACAACTTCGGTAATAGCTTCTTCTACCTCAGTAACAAGTATTTCTACTTCTTCTTCTGTGAGTTGTACCTCTTCGTCTCCCTCATCACTAGGAAGTGGCTTAACCTCAAGTACCTCGTCAACTTCTTCATCTTCAAAATCTTCGATGATAGGTATGGTTGTAGTCGTGGTGCTCGTAGTAGTAGGAGCAACAATAATAACTTCTTTAAACTCAAAAACTTCTTCTTCAACTTCTATAACCTCTAATGTTTCTTGTAACTCTTGTATTGTATCAACTAATACTTTTAAATTTTGTTTTTCATCGTCAGATAAATTATCAGTATCTACATCTTTAAGTATAGACTCTTCTAATTCTTTTTGTATCTTAGCTTCAGCTTCAGCCTCAAGACGAGCTAACTCTGCTAACTCAGCTTGTATTCTAGCTTCTTCTTCTAAACGGAGACGCTCTTCCTCGGCTAAACGCTCTTCTTCTGCAATACGCTCTGCCTCTATACGGGCTTCTTCTTCAGCTTTTTCTTTAGCTATTCGAGCTTCCTCAGCCTTACGAGCTTCCTCAGCTTTACGCTCTTCCTCAGCTTTCTCTGCGGCAATACGATTTTCTTCAGCAATACGAGCTTGTTCAGCTTCATAAGCTGCTTGGGCAGCAGCATCTGCATCGTCTTTAGCTTTATCATTGAAGACAGTTAGCGTAGGCTCAGTAGAAAAACCACTATACACATTATCGTCAGAGCTATAACCTCTAACTGAAAACGTCCAATCTCCATTAGCAATGCTTGCATAAGGTATAGTATATTCGGTTTCTGTAATGTTGTATACAATTGTTTCATTATTAGCGTCTGTTCTAAAATATAGCTCATAAGTTTCAGCAGTTAAATTACCACTATTAGCTACATCCCAATCTACATTTACACCTACATTGTATTCTTGAGTTACTGCTACATTCATTGGAGGTCCAAGAACTGCTGGAACAGTTGTTGTAGTTGTAGGAGTAGTAGCATTAA